TTTATCAAGCCTGTACTTTTCAAAGATTCTTAGAAAAGTTCCAGGTACATACTCCGGTGTACCGTAATCTTCGGTTTCATCTAGGAGTTTCGATTTACATCTCACATATCTATCGACATATGGGATTGTATCGAAGTTAGACCTTTTATCTGGAGTACCACATAAAAGGTTTTGAAAGACGCTACCCCTCAGAAATCTCTGAATCCACTTATGGTGGGAGTGTATACCGTCTTTTGCAGCTAACTGGGTCACTTGGACATTTCCAAGTTCTTCATTAGGGTCATATTTGGCCTTAACGTCCTCCCAGTTAAGTAACGAAGGCTTTACTGAAAAGTTTAACAAATCAGAGCCTTCGTTAGAATCACCCTCCAGATATCTCTGGAGGGCTTCTTCTTTATCTTGCAGCCATGGAATTCCACGCTGCGAAGGATTAGTTGTGAGTTTTCGAAGGATTCTTCCTTCTTCTCTCACATCTAAACCCCACATCATCTTAGTTAAGATGCAACGTATGGGGTAGGGTGAACGATCGAAATGGTATTCCAGTTCATCGTCAAATCCTAATGATAGACCTCCTATTTGTTTAGGTAGGAACATCATATGCCATAACTTAGGATGGTCATCCTTGTTTGGTAGTAATGATCGCATTCTCTTAATAAAGAGATCTCGAACATTATATGCTAACCGTCTGTTGTGAATCCACTTCAGATGGTTCATTAGTTGAAATGCCTTGCCAATGGCAACATTTCTATCGTCCTTCTTGAGATCAGTCGATTGACCTTTCTCAAGAAGTCTAACCTTGATACTATCCACAATCGGGGATTTATCAATGTTTGAGTCACCCTCCCACCTTTTTAGGCGATATGAAAGATTTTTCACATAGAGGAGTTTCTCTGTATACATACCATAATTGGAAGATATTCCATGTTTATTGTATGAAAATTGAGAACCAAATTTAAGGTGATTCCTTACATGGTTCTTAAGATATTCGGTGGGACCACGCATTACGTGGTCGTCACCTCCTATATGAACCCCCCTCCAAGAACTCTTGGGCGCAGGTTCATTTGAGTCTAGTGGTTTTCCACAGAACTCCATGTAGGTAAGCTCTTCTAATGCCATATTATATATGGTTAGAACACATTTTGTGATAGCTTCACCCATCATTACTCCTCTTGTAGATACAATTGTATCTCCATCTGGGAATTCAACTATTCTAGGTCCTATAAGATCTATGCATAGTTGTGTGTAATCGCCAACAGGAATTCCTGAGCCTTCACAGAATCCTTCTAGTATCGTTTTCGATACATCGAAAGGTAACGCATTCGTTGCATTTTTCAAATCTGAAAACAAGGTTTGCGTAGTAGGGTCACCGTTCATGAGTATAAGCAGTGATTCCCATGCCTGGTCCATTCTCGTAAATGACGAGAATACACAAGGATGGCATTTGAGCTTTTCTATTAAGTGATGCGAAAATGGTGATAGTAACGTGTTTAACCAGTATTCTGATACAGTTACTAAACGAGCTTTGTTTCCCATCTCTGGGACTGTCGAGGCTCGTATTACCGGTATGGCCGAGCTATCGCTC